TGACCAAAGAGAAGATTTTAAAAAACTTATTGGTCTAGAAAATATAGTAGAATTTTATGTTCATACTACTCAAGAAAGAGAAAGAGACCATTTTAAAACAGATGCTTATGTTGCTCCTAAAGAGAATTTTATTGATCTAGATACAACATATGAAAGCCCAGAGGGTACATATAATATTATAGAACATTTATTATTTGGTATATGAAACAATATTCAATGTTTATAGGTAGATGGCAACCTTGGCATGCTGGACATCGATGGTTAATAGACCAGAGATTAGAAGAAGGTAAGAATGTATGGATAGCAATTAGAGATGTTGAACCAAATGATAAACAACCATGGACTTCAAGTGAAGTATTAACTAATGTTGAATTGGAATTGGCTGACCTTATAGATGAAGGTAGAGTAATAGTAACTATAGTACCTGATATAGAATCAATAAACTACGGAAGAGGAGTTGGATACGAAATTATAGAACACGTACCTCCAACTGAAGTAGAGCAAATATCCGCAACTAAAATTAGAGAGCAGATGAGGAAAGATGGTAAATTATAATATTTATCATAAACCCTTTAAATTTATATAGGTTATGATCCAATTAGGAATATCTGCTTTTTATCATGATTCGGCTGCCTGTATTTTTAAAGATGGAAAATTAATAGGAGCAGTAGAAGAAGAACGTTTTACAGAAATAAAACACGACTCCTCTTTCCCCACCAATTCTATAAATTGGTGTTTAGACCAAGTAAAAGTAAATATTGGTGATGTGGACCAAGTTTGTTGGTATGAAAACCCAATAGAAAAAGAAGATAGAATATTAAAAACTTTTAAAAAGAAATGGTGGAAAACTTTTTTCTTAAAAAGAAGATATGAAAAGAAATCATTTAAAGAGTCACCTTTTAGGATACTTAAAGAAATGGGTTTCCGTGGAGACATCACATTCGTTCCTCACCATGAATCTCATGCTGCTTTTTCTTATTTTACTAGCCCTTATACTGATGCCTCTATTGTTACCGTAGATGGGGTAGGGGAATGGGAAACCATTACTGTTAGTAGGGCAACTGAAGGAGAAATCCAAAAAATATTTAGTATAAATTACCCAAATTCCCTAGGATTATTCTATTCTACATTTACAGCCTATTTAGGTTTTAAACCTAATGAAGGTGAATATAAAATGATGGGTTTAGCCCCTTTTGGGGATCCTAATAGATATTATCCTACCTTATACAAAATATTTGGTGATTCAAAAACAATAGATATAGACCAAAAATATTTTAGTTGGGGGTATTCTGAAGAAAAAATGTTTAATAAAGAATTGTTTAAACTTTTAGATATATCTCCTCGTTTACCCGGAGAAGAAATTACTCAAAAACATAAAGATTTAGCAGCTGCGGTACAAAAAACCTATGAACGTGAATTCTTAAAAATAGTACTCACCAGTAAATCTTTTACAGATAGTAATAATTTATGTTTAGGGGGAGGATGTGCCTACAATGGAGTAGCAAATTCTAAAGCATATAAATTTTTCAGCCAAATCCATATCCCATTCTCTCCATCAGATGCTGGTTCAGCAATTGGTGCAGTATTAGCCATTAATAAAAAACATATAAAAGTTAAACCTTATTTAGGCTATAAACCCACTAATCAAGAAATACAAAGTTCTTTAAATAAGTATAAAGATAAAATTATAGTAAAAGAATATGACTATAATGAAATAGTAAAAATAACATCTAAAGCTATAAATAAAGGAAAAATAATTGCTTGGTATCAAAATGAAATGGAATTCGGGGCCCGTGCCTTAGGTAATAGGAGTATACTTGCTAACCCTTCAATACCAGAAATGAGGGAAAAATTAAATAAAGTGATTAAAAAAAGAGAGGGATTTAGACCCTTTGCCCCATCTGTTACTTTAGAAAAAGCTAAAAATTATTTTGACATTAAAGAAGCAGTTCCTTATATGAACCAAGTAGTTAGGGCTAAAACTAATTTATTCCCTGCTGCCACTCACGTTGATGGAACTTGTAGAGTTCAAACTGTTTCTAAAATGAATAATTTATTGTATTATAATCTTTTGAAAGCTATTGGTGAAGAAACAGGACATGAAGTAGTACTTAATACTTCTTTTAATTTAAAAGACCAAACAATTACAATGACCCCGTGTCAAGCATTAGAAAGATTCGTATATTCCGATATCGATTTTTTAGTTATAGGTAATAATTTTATACATAAAAGATGAAAATAATTAATTGGATTAAAGCTAAAATCTGGGCTTTTAAAAAAAACAGAGAGTATAAGAAAAAAATTAAGGAACTTAAAAAACGAGATCCTTTTACATATAAACATTTTTAATATGAATCAAAAATATCCTGATGCTAAAAAGCATCAACTTATAAGTTTTATCAAATCTAGTTTTAGAATTTTAGGTTATGTCCTTCTACCATTTAATTTGGCTACTGCAACTGGAGTTCTTATATTTAGTGAATTAATTGGAATTATAGAAGAATTAGTATGAAAAAAATCCTTTATTTTAGCGCTGCATGGTGTGGTCCGTGTAAGCAATTAGGCCCCATTATGGAGTCATTAGCTGGTGAAATTAATTATGAAAAAATTGATGTAGATACAGCTACTGAATTAGTTACAGAACATGGAATTAGAAATATTCCTACAATGATTTTAACAGTTGATGGTGTACCTACTAGTAAACAAACCGGTTTGATGCCACGTCAACAAATTTTAGATTGGTATAATGGATAAAACAGCAAGAGATTTAATTTTAGAGTTATATAAAGAGGATCATATAACTAAAGAAGAAACGGATTTGCTTTTAGATGCAATTAACCAGAAAGAAGGTACTACTTTTGTGCCTGTTCCTTACACCCCAGGAACTATTACAACCAAACCAGATTGGACATACGATCCATATAGACCCGGACAACCTTGGTATACAATAACATCAACTAGTGAAGCTAATTCAGTAAATGATAGTAATATTAAAACTAAATTAACTACAAATGGCTAATTTTACATCAACAAAAGTATTTGACGGTTTTTCAACTGTATTCCGTCAATGGAAAGCAGAAACTACCCACTGTAGATTTTTACATGGTTATGGTGTTTCTTTCAAAATTTGGTTCACAGGTGAACTAGATGATAGAAACTGGGTTTGGGATTTTGGGGGCATGAAACGTGCTAACGGAAAAATTGATGGGATGAATCCTAAAGAATGGTTTGATTTTATGTTTGATCATACTGTGATAATTGCTAAAGATGATCCCTATGTTAAAGCATTTGATCAAATGGCTCAAGCAGGTGTTGCCCAAGTTAGAATTGTACCTGCTACGGGGGCAGAAAAATTTGCAGAATTTATTTACCATAAAGTAAATAATTTTGTCTTAGAAGAAACAGAAGGTAGAGTAACTGTACAAAAAGTAGAATTTAGAGAACATAATAAAAACTCAGCTATATATGAACCCAAAATTATGGGATAAAACGGCACCCTTAGGCCGGATAGAAGATTATGACAAAATACTTCCTATTGTTGAAGTTTATAGATGTGTCCAAAGTGAAGGTAGCAGATTTGGTCGTCCTACTATTGCTGTTCGTACAACAGGTTGTACTCACCGTTGTTATTTTGGTGAAGGGGGCTGGTGTGATAGCTGGTATACCTCTATTCATCCAGAAAAAGGAGGATTTAGCTTTAATGACATTATTAAGATTTACGATGAGAACCCTCATATTAAGGAAATGATGCTAACAGGGGGTTCTCCTACTATGCACCCTAAACTTGTAAATGAAATAACACACTTTGCTAAGGAAAGAGATATTTTGGTTACAATTGAAACTGAAGGAAGTCATTTCCTCGAAACGGATTATCCGTTGGGTCTCATTTCTTTATCTCCAAAATTTAGCAATAGTGTTCCTGTCGTTGGGGTTTCCACTCCCGGTGGTGTTGCCACTACCCAAAAGATGGTTGATACACATAACCGCCTCCGTCTTAACTCTGAGGCTATCAAGAAGACTATTAGCTATCATAGTGATTATCATTACAAACCTGTTTGGGACGGTACTGATGCTAACCTTGCTGAGATCGAGGCTTACAGAGTAGAACTTGATATCCCTAAAAATAAAACGTATATTATGCCAGCAGGTGATACAAGAGAAACACTAATTGAAATGTATCCACTTGTATTCGAATTATGTGCTAAAGAAGGATATAATATGACAGGTAGAGACCACATTATCGCTTTTGACACAGAAAGAGGAGTATAAATGAGTTATATAATAGGATCACCTTGTATAAGTACTTGCGACACTGCCTGTGTAGATGTATGCCCTGTTGACTGTATTCACGGACCTATAGATATAGATGGTGCTGGAGCAGAAGTGGCTGGTATGAGTAAGGAAGAACTTCAAGGTAAAAGCCTTTATATTAACCCAGAGGAATGTATTGACTGTGGGGCCTGTGTCCCGGAATGCCCTGTTGAAGCTATTTTTGACACAGAAGAAGATGCTATTGAAGCAGGGGAATTAGAAGCAGTAAAAAACAATTATAAATTTTTTAATTTAAGTTATGGAGAATAAACGTAGAAAAGTACACGAAGAACTAGAGGTTGTACAAGTAGGATTTGCCAACGGCGTTGCTGAAGGTTTTCCCTTAGATCAAGGACAAAAAGATGTTATGATAAGCGAAGCAACTAAGGCTTATGGTAAGTTTCTTGATGCTCTAAAATGTGATTGGAGAAATGATCCTAATTCAATGGAAACACCTCGTCGTGTAGCTAAAGCATATGTAAACGATTTATGGGCGGGACGCTATACAGCTATGTCCCCAATTACATCATTCCCCTCAGATGGNTATGATGGTGTAATTATTGAAAGAAATATTCCACTTACATCTATGTGTTCACACCACCACCAAACAATTGGAGGTGTAGTTCATATTGGTTATATTGCTGGTGAAAATGGACAAGTAATTGGTTTATCTAAACTAAATCGAATTGTTGAACTATTTGGCCGCCGTGGTGCAATCCAAGAACAATTAACCTCAGCGATTCATAATGCAGTAGATAAAATTACAGCTGAAAACAAGGGTGTAATTGTTACTATTGTAGGTACTCATAATTGTGTATCTTGTCGAGGTGTTAAACACCAGGGAGCTGCTATGATTACTACTAAAGCATCAGGTGCATTTAGAGATGATACAAATCAAGCACGTAAAGAGTTTTTTGACAGTTTAAAAATTAATAACGGGGGGCACAATATATAATGATTACATTAGAAAATAAAATTATACTGAGTTGGGATGATGTTAATAAGTTAGTAGACATACTATGTGAAAAAATAACTCATGACCTTCCTAATATAGATTCAGTACATGGAATCCCTCGAGGAGGATTAATTCCATCTACCCTTGTAAGTCATAAATTAAACTTACCATATTCAAATGTAATATTACCTAACACTTTGGTAATAGATGATATTTGTGATTCGGGTGTTACAATTAGAGATAGTATAGGAGTTAATACTGCTACTCTATACTACAAACCAAATGAAGTAGCCAAACCAACCATATTTGCAGAAGAAATAATTACCAGTAAATGGGTTATTTTTCCTTGGGAACAACCTGAAGCACCCATGGTACAAAATTATTTACAATGAGATTAGGAGATATCGTTGAGAGGTTAATTTTCTTTATTACATTGGGGCAAGGAAAAAAAATTGCAACTTATATCGCTAAATTAAGAGGTAAAGAAGATTGTGGTTGTGACCGTAGACAAGAAAAATTAAATAATTTAACAAAACCAAAACCAACACCAAAAATTTAATTATGGAATATTGGCAAGTAAAAACCATTACAGAATTTGAAAACGAAAAAGGTCGTATTCAAAAAACAACAGAATTGTATCTTACAGTAGCAATATCAGCTACAGATGCAGAAGCTAAAATGTATAAACATAATGAGGGTTTATCTAATTTTAGAGTAGTAGAAGTTAAGAAAACTAAAATCTTAGATGTTATTCAATAATGAAAAAACAACTATCACTATTTGAAGATCTCGAACCGGCAATGGACCCAAGCACTGGATTAAGTGTTGATGTTCCTTTTGTTAACGAAGTAGAAACTTTTAACGCAACATTTGGTAAACCAAACAATTATGAACCGACTATCCCAGAAGAAAAAGAATGGAAGTTTGTTTACGACTTCATCCTTGAAGAACTCGAAGAATATAGAGAAGCTTGCGAAAACGGAGATATCGTGGAAGTTCTGGATGCTTTGTGCGACATTGCTTATGTTTCCCTTGGGAACGGTACTATGCTACATGGCCTTAAAGATAAGATATGGCCCGCATATCAAGAGGTACAAGCTAGTAATATGTCAAAAGCTTGTACAACTGAAGAAGAAGCCATACAGAGTGTCAGCCAAAGAAGTAAGGAACAAGGTGAGGCCTGTCATTTTGAGAAGATCGAGGAGGGAAGGTATATTGTCTATCGTACCAGAGACAGAAAAGTAATGAAATCTATCAATTATTTTAGACCAGACTTACATCAGTTCTTTAATGCTGAAGATATTCAAAGAACAAAACCACAACAACATGTAGGAATTTAATGTATAGAAAGTGCTATCAAGGTAAGAGAATAAAACACAATGTATATGAAATGCATTTATGGGAATCGGATGGTGAACACCAATCGATTGAATACTTAAATACTGCCTATCAACTTTGTGACGAAGATAAAGCAGAGGCATTTGGTTTAACAGGAGAACCTGTTAGACAAATACAAAACTGGAGTTATTCTAAAAATGAAAAATACTCTATGAATAATACCCCTAATCTTTATTTTAATGATATGGGTATAGTTCAAAAATTTCTAGTTGAAAAGTATGGTACTAATGATGAACCTTCAACAGGTCATCGTGAATTATATTTTGACATTGAATGTGAAATAGGGGGGGCTTTAACTGAAGACTATATTGAAACTGCTCCTATGACTATTACTTCAATTGCCTGGTGGGACAAATTAAAAGATCATTGGGCTATTTTAATTCTAGACAAAAAAGACCAGTTAAACTATACTGAAACAGGTGAAACCAAAAATAAAAAAATAATCCCAGTTAAAACTGAGTATGAGTTGTTAAAGGAATGGTTAAAACACTTCAAATCAATATCACCTGATATTTTAATTGGTTATAACAGTGATTTTTTTGATATCCCTTATTTATACTATAGAATGTGTAACGTATTGGGTAAAGAGGTAGCTGATCAAATGTCCCCTTTGTATGGTAAGGTAAATGAGCCTATTAAATCTAAACGATACTCAAAATATTTTTATTATAATGATCAAAAGGTAAAAATAATGGGTATAGAGTCTTTAGATTATATGAGACTACACAGAAAGTATAGTTGGAAAGATGAACCATCTTGGAGGTTAGATGCCATTGGTGAAAAATATGTTGGGGTGAATAAAATTGAATATGAAGGAAACTTAGATCAATTATTTGCTACTGACATTCATAAATTTATTCAATATAATTTTCGTGATGTTGAAATTTTAAAATTACTAGATGAAAAGTTAGATTATATAGCTTTAACTAAAAACATCTCCCATAAAGGAAAACATAATTATGAAGATATTTATTATAACAGCATTACTCAGGATGGAGCTATTTCTGCTTATCTTTTATCAAAAAATATCATCCCACCTAATAAAGAAAAAAACCCACGGAAGAAAGAAGGCTATGCCGGTGGTTGGTTATTTTGTCCTACAGCTGGTTTGTATAAAAACATGTTTGATTTAGATTTAACATCGCTATATCCTTCAATTATTATGACGTTAAATATTGGTAAAGAGACATTAGTTGCGCGTATTATTGATGCTGATGACCGTAATAATAGACTTGGGTTAAGTGATCTTAAAGAAATGGATAGTGATAAGGAATTATTAGTCCATAATATGGTTAATAATACTCAAGAGATGAAACCCGTAAGTAAAATTATCTCTTCCATAGAAAATTACCAACTAACAATATCAGCTAATGGTTGTATGTTTAGAACAGATAAAGAATCTACTTTATCAACTATCCTAAATAAATGGTTTCAACAACGTGTTGAGTTTAAGAGATTAATGAAGGATGCATATAAATCAGGTGATAAAGAAAAAGGTGCATATTATCACCTAATGCAATATACAATGAAAATTTTATTGAATAGTTTGTATGGTGCTACTGCTTTACCTAGTTTTAGATACGGTATGAATTACGCCATAATTAGTGAAGCAATTACTTTATCTGGACACAGAATTATTCAAGAATCCGCTTTATGTGGGAATAGATATTTAAATAAAGTCTTAAGAAATGAAGTTAAATTAGAAATATGAAATACGAAGCAGAAACTAGACCTTGGGGGATGTTTGAAGTATTATTAGATGCTTCTGAATATAAAGTTAAACGTATTACTGTAGCCCCTGGGCATAGATTATCATACCAGTCTCATAAAAATAGACAAGAGCAATGGACTGTAATAAAAGGTAGATTAACAGTAATTTTAGATAACAAACAATTAATTCTAGACCCAGGCGAATCAGTTCATATTCCATTAGGTGCAAAACATAGGGCATGGAATGAGACTGATGAGATAACCCAATTTATAGAAGTTCAAACTGGAACTTATTTTGGGGAAGATGATATCTTTAGGTACGAAGACGATTACGAACGAATACAATAATATGGCATTAAAACCACAATCCATAAGAAATGGAGTTGAAATTCTCCTTGAGGGCCAAAAAACTACAAAGGCAGAAATAATAGCCTTAAGTGAAGAATGGAGTGAAGTCCAAGAAAACTTCTTTAAAAAAATGTTAAAACAAGGTGGGGAGTTTAAAGTAAAAGGTCGTAAATTTAAAGTAATCCCTGCTAATAGAATTACTAACTCTAACGGAGAAAAGGATAGTGGAGTAGTACAAATACCAGGTGATAGCCGATTTTAAATTATGAAAGTAGAAATATCAAACGGAGAGTTATTGGATAAAATATCCATTTTAGAGTTAAAATTACTAAAAATTAAAGATGAAGAAAAATTAATTAATGTTAAAAAAGAATTTGAAACTCTAAATCCTTTAGCCCAAGATTTATTTGAAAAATATGATGATCAACTCCAAAACCACTATCTTGAATTATCTAAAATTAATGGTCAACTTTGGGATATAGAAGATTGGATTAGAGATTGTGAACGGGAAAAGAGATTCGATAAAGAATTTATAGAATTAGCTCGTTCTGTGTATATTACTAATGATAAAAGATGTGAAGTTAAAAAAATAATTAATATATTAACCTCCTCTGGTTTAACTGAAGAAAAAGGATACCAACCATATTAAATGAAACAATTAATAGATACCATACCATGGTTTATTTGTGATAAGGATGATAAAAATCTTTGTACTTACGTAGATACTGATTCTAATTATTTCTCAGCCTACCCTATTTTAAAATATAAGTACCCAGAAATTGATAATATGGATCCTAAAGAGATAGACAACCTTACTGAATCCATTGGAAAGAAGATGCAGGATGTTTTAAATAATTTCTATGAAAAAGAATTAGCACCTAAAACCTTTAATATAGGGGATAGAAAAAATTTTTTAGAAATGAAAACAGAATGTGTTATTAGATCTGGATATTTTAGAAATACTAGGCGTTACGCCCAATGGATTACTAAATCAGAAGGTATTGAAGAAGAATCTCTAGACATTAAAGGCCTAGAGTTTATGAAAGCAAACTTCCCTCCTATTTTAGGAAAGTTTTTTAACAAAATTCTTAAAGAGGTATTAAAAGGAGAAGAACATCAAAATATTATTAACCAAATAAAGGTGTTTAAATCTCAAATATTAAAAGATATTTCTATTTATGAGTTAGGTAACCCAACAGCAGTTAAAAAATTAGAAAAATATACTGGTACATCTGCAAGGGCGGGTGAAATGTTTACTCAAATTGAAAAGGGTGCTCCTGCTCCCGTTCGAGCAGCTATTAAATATAATGATTTATTAAAATTCTGGAAGTTAGATAAACAGTTTAATTTAATTACCCAAGCTGATAAGGTTAAATGGATTTATTTAAAAGATAACCCATATAAAATAGAAGCATTAGCCTTTATGACATCAGATGTTCCCCCAAAAATTGAAGATTTCTTAAACCAGTATGCTGACCGCAAAAAAGTATTTGAAAGTATTTTATTAAATAAATTAGAAGGATTTTTTAGTGATTTAGGTTGGTCTTTAAGTTTGAATCCTTACCTAGATAAGGTTAAAACATTTGTTATTTAAAAATAAGTTACGTATATTCCCATTATGATAAATAAAAACACATTACAGTCTGTAATTTCCAAATACTACCTGGGTGGTATATTTAACCAAGTTAAATGGAGGATTAAAGATAATACCTTAACTATATATGCTGGTTCTGCTGGTAAAGCAGCTAAGGTTTATTTAAAAAACTTTCAATTTGAAGATGGTGAATTGGGTATTTTTAACACCCACCAATTAATTAGATTGTTAGCTATTACTAAAGGTGAACTAGTATTTGATGTTGAAAAAACAAATAAAGTATTTACTAAACTTAAAATATCAGATTATAATTTTGATGTAAATTACTCTTTAGCAGATATATTTGTAATACCAACTGCTACCTACTATGATGAAATAGAAAATTACATTGCTAAATTTGAATTAGACTCAGAAGCAATTGAAGCCCTAATTAAAGCTAAATCGGCATTGTCCGAACAAAGTGAATTGCTTGTAAAAACTAACACTAATTTAGATGGAGATAGAGTATGTGAGCTTATATTTGGTGACCTTGAAGGTTTTTCAAATAAAGTAACATACACATTAAATGGTGAAATCAAGGGTGATATTGAATTCCCACTTAATTCAGATACGTTAAAAGATGTCTTTTCTGCTAATAAGGATATGGAAAGAGGCATCATGAAAATATCAGAATGGCATATACAATTAAACTTCTACTCAGATGAAATAGAAAGTGAATATTTTATAGCAAGAAATGAATAATTAATATATTTATAATAAATTAACATTTGTAGCTAGGGCACAATGTTATGTTTTTTTTAACCCGACGATCTTAGGACGTCACAAATTTAAATGATATGAATACATTTTACACCGAACGTAATCCGTTCGACATTTTAGTAAGGAATTTTTTCCAAGACGCAGGAGCTTACAGACCTCTTACAGAATCCAAATTACCCCACCCTTTAGATATTTACGAAAGAGACAACGGTCTAGGACTAGACATAGCTTGTACCGGGATCTCTAAAGAAGATATCGAAATTCTTATCGAGGGTAATATAATCAGAGTAAATTACGATAAACCAAAAGAAGAAGATTTAGGTGAATATATCCATAAAGGTATCGCTAAAAGATCTTTTAATTTAGGTTGGAAGATTGATAGTAGATATGATCTATCAAAATCAACAGCCGAATTTAAAAACGGACTGTTACAGATTATTATACCTTTTGCTAAAGGATCAGAGCCAAAAACTTTGAAAATTAGCTAAAAAGTTTTATTAAAAAATGTGTCCTAGCACATTTGTTTTCGTATATTCCGGTTATGAAGAAATTTAAAGGTATACAAACAATCAAAGACCCAGTTCTCGAACCTTATTTTATTACTAAGGACGAGCATGGCTACACTCTCAAAGAACTAATTCAACCCAATTCTGGCCATTTTAGAACACAGGGGGAAGGAAAGTCTTATGAAAAATCACTGTCTTATTATCCAAAACTTGAAATGGTATTAGAACGAATATCTCGTTTAAAAATGGATAGTAAAGATTATAATTCATTAACCGAATATATTAGTGAGTTCAAATTAATAAATAATAATTTAATTAAGTTTTTAGAAGTATGAAGTTAGAAGCTTTATTTGACGCGGTTATAGTTAAACCGGTTGAAGTAGAAGAAACCACTTATGGTAACATTATTGTACCTGATCTTGGAAAAGAAACAAATGAGACAGGACGTGTTATTGCTGTAGGACCCGGAAAACCCACAATTACAGGAGAAATAATTCCTACTAATGTTAAAGTGGGAGATTTAGTTGTACTACCTACAATGGGTTTTACTAAACTACCATTTGAAAGTGAAGAATATTATGTGGGGCCTGAAAATCAAATTTTAGCCCGTATTAACGAAAATGAAGATTATGACTAAAGAAATAAAATTCGGGACAGATGCCCGAGACAAACTTGTAAATGGGATTAATACATTAGCGGATGCAGTGGTATCTACTCTAGGACCAAACGGACGTAATGTTGTAATTGCCAATGGTGGTGCACCCCAATCAACTAAAGATGGAGTTACTGTAGCAAAATCAATTACATTAAGCGACCCTACAGAAGAATTAGGAGTACAACTTGTAAAACAAGCTGCAATACAAACCGCTAATAAGGCAGGAGATGGTACTACTACCTCAACTTTACTTGCCCGTGAAATGGTAAAAGCAGGGTTAAAATCTGTAGCTAATGGTGAAAATGCTGTTCGTATCAAACGTGATATTGATAAAGCTGTTAAAATAGTAATTGAACAACTCCGAAATATTTCTGAAGACATATCCTCAGAAGAACAATTAGAACAAATTGCAACTATTTCAGCTAATAATGATGAAGATACTGGTAAATTAATCGCTACGGCTATTGATAAAGTAGGTATGGAAGGTGTAGTTCATATTGAAGAATCACGTACTGGAGATACCTATCTGGAAACAGTAGAAGGAATGCAATTTGACCGAGGTTACAAATCACCTTATTTTGTAACTGATAATAATACAATGTCATCCGTACTAGAAAATCCTATGGTGTTAATTATAGATCAAAAATTAACACAAGTAAAAGATTTATTACCAATCTTAGAAGCTGTATCAGCTCAAGCAAAATCACTATTAATCATTGCTGAGGATATTGATAACGAAGCTTTGGCTACTCTTATTGTAAATAAAATGAGGGGTACAATGAAAGTATGTGCCGTTAAAGCACCTGACTTTGGTGATAGACGAAAATTAATTTTAGAGGATATTGCTATTACTACCGGAGGTCAAGTGTTTAGCAAAGAAAAAGGAATGAAGTTAGAGAAATTTAGTTGGGATTGGTTTGGTGAAGCTCGAACTGTAACTGTAACTAAAGAACAAACTACAATCGTAGACGGAAAAGGAGGAGCTGAATCAATTGAAGCACGTGTTGAAGAACTACAACAACAAATTAACCAAGCTCAATCCCCGTATGAAATAGAAAAATTACAAGAACGCCTTGCAAAATTCGTCGGAGGAGTAGCTATTATTCATGTAGGTGGGGAAACTGAAACTGAAATGAAGGAAAAAAAGGATCGTGTAGATGATGCTTTACATGCTACAAAAGCTGCTATTGAAGAAGGTCTTGTACCTGGTGGTGGCACTGCATTATTACGTGCTGCCCGTAAGTTAGATAGAAACCAAACGGGTAGTGATATTGTACGAAAAGCTTGTACAATGCCTTTTACCCAAATTTTACTTAATGCTGGTTTCTCTGAAGACGAAATACACCAGATTAAAACTGATGTGTTAAATATGGATAATGTTTGGGTAGGTTATGATATTGAAGATGAAAATATCATTGATATGAAAGAAGCAGGTATTATTGACCCCACTAAAGTAACTCGTACAGCACTTCAAAATGCTGCTTCGATTGCAGGAACGATTCTACTTACAGAATGTACTGTAGTAGATGAACCAAAAGAAGACAATAATGCCCCCATGGGAATGGATCCTATGATGGGAATGATGTAAAAAGTGAATACTAATAAATTTAAATTAAAATTATGAACAAACAAGAATTATTTGAACAACTAACTAGTCTATTTGCTACCTTTACAGAGGAGCATAACACAACAACTAAAGCAGGAGCACAACGTGCTCGTAAAGCTTTAGGTGAAGTTAAAAAACTAGTTACAGCTTACCGTAAAGCATCAGTTAGTGAGTCAAAAAATTAACATAACTGAAACCACCACTTTAATCGCTCGGAGGGTACCTCCGGGCGATAAATGGAGGTTAGTTGCTAATGAACCTGATGGTAAAGTACATACTACTTTAACTGATACCTTAGAAGCCTACATGGTAAAAACAGGATTTAAAGGTGAATACCGACTTGCCCCCTTAAAAAGTGAGTTGTATATTATCACTACAACAGAAGAAATAATTGAACCAGAACCAGAAAGAAAATTTTCACTATATGGTGAGTACTAGGGAAAACACATTACTTAATGAACGATATCGTCCTGATAATTTAGACAACTATGTTGGTAATGCTAATCTAAAATCTGCTTTAGCCAAACAGTTATCACAAAATGATATTCAAAATTATTTATTTTATGGGCCCGCGGGTACAGGTAAAACTACACTTGCTAAATTAATTATCCATAACTTAGACTGTGATTCTTTATACATTAATGCCTCAGATGAACGAGGTATAGAAACCATTAGGGATAAAGTAACTGGATTTGCTTCTGTGGCCTCTATGAAACTACTTAAAGTGGTTATTTTAGATGAAGCAGATTTTTTAACAATTCAAGCACAAGCTTCTTTAAGGAACGTTATTGAGACATTTTCACGCACTACACGTTTTATACTTACTTGCAACTTTGTAGAGCGCATTATTGACCCTATTCAATCAAGATGTCAAACGTTTAAAATCATCCCTCCTACTAAAAAAGAAGTAGCCATTCACATAGCGGGAATATGTGATAAAGAAAATATAGGTTATGAAATACCAATATTAGGGAATTTGGTAAATAAGCATTATCCTGATATTAGAAAGATGCTTAACACCTTACAGTCTAGTATTATAGACGGGAAAGTAGAGTTAGATGATAGCTTACTAGTATCTTCCAATTACATGAATGGCGTGCTTGAAGCGTTAAAATCCAGTGACTTTAAACAAGTTAGACAAATTATAGCTGATTCTGGGGTAGAGGATTATGATGAATTGTTTCGTTTCTTATATGACAATTCTTCTGATTACCTCCCAGGTAAAGAAGGTACAGCTGCTATTATAATTAATGAGCACTTATATAAAGCTAATTTCCGAATAGACAAAGAGATAAACTTAATGTCTTTAATTCAAAATTTAATAAATAATAAATAATGGAACCAACAATTCAACAACCCCAAATCGATCTTAAAAATACTACTGGGGTAAAAACTAGTGATGGTACTAGTATATTTCAACAAGGAGTATTACTTCGTAAAGTATCTAAATTTGTAACAGGCACTTCAGAAGATGCTATGTTACCAATCCCTGTATTTTATGAACCATCAACTGGTAAAATTCTAACAGATTCTGTACCTAAAGAATTACGTGAAGAATTAGCTGATGAACTTATTTGATTGGTTAAAAGAAATAAATAGTAAGAAGTCCCCCATTAATTCCTTCTCTCAAGAGGATTGGGATCAATGGAACTCTTATATGGTACATCGATTTTTATCTATGAATATTGATTATTTAGAATTAGTAAACGAAGTACAAAAATTACCCCCTACTAGTAAAAAAGAAATATATTCAATATACAAAGAATATATTCCCAAAAATAATAAATGGAATAAATATATTAAGTCTACAGTCAAGCAAAAAAACAAAGACTTAATTGACCATTTAGCTAGTTACTGGTCAATATCTAAAAGAGAAGTAAAAGATAATATAGAAATTTTGGATAACGATGATATTATTCGTATATTAGCTCAAATAGGAATTGATAAAAAAGAATCTAAAAAACTACTAAAATGAAACGAGAACTTTATTTAATGTTATTCAATCAAGCAATGGCAGAACGATCTAAAGCACTTTTATCTTTAGAATTATTGGGCAACAATGGGGTTGGTATTGGGGATCATTCAACAGGTGATTTTTATGACAATGCTAATGAAGCACTTATTATGTTAGTTGATGCTGATGATAAGATTACTACTCTTGAAAAGTATTTCAAAACTAAAGAAATTATTAATGAGTGATTCAATTACCAAATGGTATGAAACGAATACGGGAACACCTGAATTTATGAGTGATAGAGAAATTATAAATGCCAAATCAAGTAGTAATAAAAGGAAAGCAAGTGAAATACTTAAAGAAGAGTATCCTACTATTTACGCTGGTTATATGAATATCATAGAAGAGCAGTTGGAACTATTTAGCAAAAAACATCTTGACTATGGTATGTCTAATATCTCCGCTGGTACTAGTCTATCTAATAAAGAAGAAAGGGATTTTGCTCTCACAGGACTTTGGTATCGTATGAGTGATAAAATTAATAGATGGAAAAATCTTATTGTAAGTAACCGTAGACCACAAAATGAAACAATTATTGATACATTTCAGGATGTATGTAATTATGCTATTATTGCTCAATTGGTAGAGCGTAACCAGTGGAAAAAATAAATGAAAGATTTATTTCTAATAACGGCTTATACTCCTGATAACCAAAGAAAGGAAATTCTAAGAAAGTTTGTAAAATCTATAAATAGAAATACATTTGATGTTATGGTGGTTAGCCATAGTAGTATTCCTTTAGATGTTATAGATAATGTAGATTACTTTATATACGATTCAAATAATCCACTTTTAACTAATATAGAGCATAAATATACTATGTTTTATAATAGTAATGATTTTAAAATTGTATCCACTGAAAATAGACCTTTCAATCATGCCCTAGCAGCCTTAAAATTAGTAACTTTAGGCTTAGCAACAGCACGTAATGAGGGGTACTCAAAAGTTCATTGTATAGAATACGATACAGAATTAGAATCTGATATTGAATTTATAGAAAACTCCCAATTATTAGAAAAAAATAGTTTAGTATGTTACAAAACAGATTATAGCCCCTATTTAATTAGTTTTCCTGTTTCTTTTAATTTAAACACCATAAATGAAAAATGGTTTCAATTTAATTTAGAAGAATTAAAAGAGTGGGTTAAAAATGATCCTTTTAAAACAATTGAAAACTATGAAATGCTTTTATTAGCAAATGAAAAACCTTATGAAAAATTAGGTAGGGACTTATTAAAAAATGGGGTTATAATCAACACATTCTACTCAGGAGGTGAAGATACATGGGTAACCCCTATTATAAATCCTAATGATGAATTATTATTATTTATTTTGAATAGATCAAGCCAACTTCAAGTAGAAGATGTAGATCTATACAATGTAAAAGTAATAATTAATAATACTAATTACTATAATTGGGATGTGCCATTAAATACTTGGAAATTAAATAGTTTAGGAAATTTTAGTGATATAAGTTATTTAACTATTATTAGAAACGATGGAAGAATTGTAAATTATAATTTTACTCAAATAGATAAAGAAGTTTATAAAAAACATAATTTCCTAACTTATTTAAATGGCTAAAAAAATCCCTAAAATAATAAAGGAGATTAGGAATAACCCCCCATCTCCTGTGAATTATGCCTTCCAAAAGAATGTATCCTATTCACAGATGAGCATATTCCGCTCTTGCCCCCATAGATGGAAATTACAGTATAAAGATAAAATTAAGAAATTTACTTCTTCTATTCATACTGTATTTGGAACTGCTATACATGAGGCAATGCAAGAATATCTTTCTGTTATGTATGAAACATCCGCTAGCAAAGCAGATTTGTTAGATCTAGAATCTAACTTTAAAAATTATTTTATAACAGAATACAACAAACAATACAAATCAAACAAATCAGAACACTTCTCCTCAGCTGAACAAATGAGAGAATTTTATGAGGATGGTATAGCTATTCTAAACTGGTTTAAAAAGAAACGATCTAAATACTTTAGTAAACGGGGTTGGTATTTAGTTGGATGTGAAATACCATTGGTAATTGCGCCAGATAAAATGCGTAATAATGTATTGTATACTGGATTTTTAGATGTAGTAATGTATAATGAAAAAACAGATATATTTAAAATCATTGATATCAAAACTAGTACTAGAGGCTGGAGGGATCAAGATAAGAAAAATGAAGATAAACAGTTCCAACTACTATTATACAAACAATATTTCTCAGAACAATATGGAATTCCTTTAGATAAGATCGAAATTGAATTTTTTATATTAAAACGTAAAGTATTAGATTGGGATGATGAAAAAATAATGTCACCCCACCAAGCATATAGAGTGCAAATATTTACCCCTCCTAGTGGGAAAATAAAACTAGGACGTGCTAATAAAGCTATAATTGATTTCATAAATGAATGTTTTGGTAGTGGTGGGGAGAATAAGGAATCAACCTACCCTACATCACCTAGTAAATGGAATTGTAATTTTTGCCCGTATAAAGAAGATAAAACCCTATGTGCAGAGGGGGGTAAATTTTAAGAATCCTTATATACGTATAATAAACGTTTTAAATAATAAAGACTATGCCAACAAAAGACATGACACTAACGAGTGTCAAAATTAAATCCGAACTATTTGAGAATTTTAAGATTGAATGCGTAAAACGTAAATTTTCTTTCCAAAAACTTGCAGACCGAGCTATTTTTTTGTATCTTACGGACGAAGATTTTAGAAAACAAATTAACAATCAAACAAATCTCGAATTAAATGGAGAGTAAATTTAAACACTTACCACAAAATGAAAGAAAGAAAATTCTTTTAATTTGTGATGATATCCGAGTACATTCCGGGGTAGCTACAGTTGCTAATGAAATTGTTAGAGCAACAGCACACCATTTTAACTGGGTTAACATTGGAGGAGCCATAAAACACCCGGATGCAGGAAAAATATTAGATGTAAGTGAATCACTCAATTCTGAAATAGGAATTAAGGATTCTAATATTAAAATATACCCCACAAATGGTTATGGGGATGAAAATATCCTTAGACAGATTATTTCCCTTGAAAACCCTGATGCCATTATGCTTATTACTGACCCACGTTATTTTATGTGGTTATTTAATATAGAACAGGAAATACGTAAAAATATTCCAATTAGTTATTTAAACATTTGGGATGATTACCCTGCTCCAATGTACAATAAAACATATTATGAAGCATGTGATTTACTAATGGGTATTTCTAAACAAACCGTTAATATTAATAGAATTGTTTTAGGTGAAAAAGCCAATGATCGTATTTTAAAATATGTTCCACATGGTTTAGACACCCAAATTTACAAACCTTTACCAGATAATGATGAAGGTTTAATTAAATTTAGAAAGGAATTCTTTAATAAAGAAAACCCTGAATTTGTATTGTTCTTTAATTCACGTAATATTCGTAGAAAACAAATCCCAGATACTATGTTAGCTTTTAGGGCTTTTTTAGATAGTTTACCTAAAGAAAAAGCGGATAAATGTAAGATGGTTTTACATACGGAAGTTATTAGTGATGCAGGTACCGATCTTAGAAAAGTAAAAGAATATTTTTTTGATGGTTTGTATCCAAATGCCATTAGGTTTTCTACACAAAAGTTATCTAGAGAACAATTAAATTACCTTTATAATATAGCTGATGTTCAAATATTATTAACTTCTAATGAGGGTTGGGGTTTAACCATTACAGAAGCAATTTTAGCAGGTACTCCTATTATAGCTAATGTTACAGGAGGTATGCAAGATCAAATGAGATTCGAAAATAATAAAGGAGATTGGTTTGTACCCTCCCCAGATATTCCTTCTAACCATAGGGGTACATATAAAACACATGGTGATTGGGCATTCCCCATTTACCCTGCTACTAGATCAATTCAAGGTTCACCTCCTACTCCTTATATATTCGATGATAGGTGCCGTTGGGAAGATGCTACAGAACGTATTAAAGAACTTTATAACTTAACTCGTGAAGAACGTAAGGCATTAGGTAAGCTAGGTAGTGAATGGGCTCGAGGAGATGAAGCAGGTTTCACTGCCTTTCACCAAGGTGAAAGAGTAATGGAGGCATTTACTGAATTATTTAATACTTGGACACCTAGAGAAAAATATGAGATTGTAAATGGAACTGAATATATAGGACCACAATTAAAACATAAAATTATTTATTAAATGAATAAACCAGTTTTCGTAATTAGTAGCCCATTTGACACATATTCAGGTTATGGTGCTAGAGCAAGGGATGTAATTAAATCCATCATTAGTTTAGATAAATATAATGTCAAATTAATACCTCAAAGGTGGGGAAATTGTGCTTGGAATTTTTGCTCTGATAACCCAGAATGGGAATATTTAAATCAATATAAAATCCAACCCCAATTAAAAACCAAACCTGATGTTTTTATGCAGATTACTATACCTAATGAGTTTAACCCTGTAGGTAAGTATAATATAGGAGTAACAGCGGGTATTGAATCTACACTTTGTAAAGCAGAATGGATACAAGGGGTAAATAGAATGGATACTACATGGGTTTCATCTAACCATGCAAAAACAGTATTTGAAAATAGTAAATTTACTGAAAATGATAAGCATGGTAATAAGATAGCAGAGATTTCATTAAATAAACCAGTTGAAGTAGTATTTGAAGGGGCTAATTTAGATATTTACAAACCTGTTACAAAATCCGAAATTAAAACAATTACTTTAGATGAGGTTAAAGAATCATTTTGTTATTTGTTTGTAGGTCATTGGATGCCTGGTGAATTTGGGCATGATAGAAAAAACGTATCATTAATGGTTAAAGCCTTTTATGAAACATTTAAAAATATTAAGGGTCAAACACCTGCATTAATACTAAAGTCATCAACTGGTACTTCTTCTTATACTAGTAGAGAAACACTTCTAGATAGAATTAAACAAATCAGAGAAACAGTAAATAGTTCAAACTTACCTAATGTTTATTTACTTAATGGTGAATTTTCAGATGGTGAAATGAACGAGTTATATAATAATTCTAAAGTAAAAGCTATGATTAGCTTAACTAAAGGAGAAGGATTTGGAAGACCATTACTGGAATTTAGTCTTACCGGCAAACCTATTATTGCAAGTAATTGGTCAGGACACACAGATTTTTTAAAACCTAATTTAAGTGTAATGTTAGGGGGGCAATTAGAAAATGTACACCCTAGTGCTGCTAATAATTGGTTAATTAAAGAAAGCCAATGGTTTAAAGTTAATGATATTGAAATTGGAAAAAGTTTAAAATCGGTATTTAAAAAGTATAAACAGTATATAGTTAAATCCAAACAGCAGAAACAATTCAGTAAAAGCAAATTTAGTTTTGAAGCCATGACTAATCTTATATCTACCCAGTTAGATAAACTTCCTGAGTTTCCAAAACAAGTGGAACTTACTTTACCTAAACTTAATTTACCAAAATTAAAAAAAATTAATTAATGGCACACGATAATTTAAAAATTTGTACTAGATGTGGGTCTAACGCTTGTTATTCACAAGAGGTAACTAAAGATATTACTATTGAACTATGTTATGGTTGTGGTTTCCAATCCAATACTATAATGACCGTAGGCTCTGATTTATTTAATGAGCAGTTAGAATCATTACCTGAATTATATAAAGTATTAATGGATGAAGAAGAAAATGGTAAAACTTGGATGCCCTCATTCCATAATGTAGAAGGCAAAGGTATGGTATTTGCTAATGGTTCAGGTAGAGATAATTGGGTTTGGTCCGCGGTAAAATCTATCCCTGTACTAGAAGAGGAAAAAGAAAAATATAAAGGAGTTGAAACACGGGCAGATATGACTACCATAAAAAATTTCCCAGAAAAAGATTTTATGGATGCCCTTTCATATGTTAATTTAATACCATAATATGAATTTACTAGGGAAATTATTTAATTCAAATGAAAAAATATTTGTACAAATTGCTAGTTATAGAGACCCTGAACTTATACCTACTATTAACAATCTAATAAAAAATGCAGACTCTCCAGAAAACCTAAAAATTTGTATTATTAATCAATGGCATAGTGACGATAACATTGATTTATCTGAATGGAAAGATGATTCTAGATTTGAAATTTTATCTGTTAAATCTAAAGACTCTAAAGGAACTTGTTGGGCACGACATAATTTAAACCAAAAGTATAATGGTGAAAAGTATACCCTTCAATTAGATTCACACCACCGCTTTATTAAAGGTTGGGATACTGAATTAAAAAATATGTTAAACGGGTTAATGCAAGATGGTGTTAAAAAACCCATACTTACTGCTTATGTCCCATCTTACGACCCAAGTAATGATCCTGAAGGGAGAATACTTACTCCGTGGCAATTAAATTTTGATAAATTTACCCCTGAGGGAGCATTAATGACTTTACCCGCAATAATCCCTAATTATAAAAAATTAAAATCACCAATTAAAAGTAGATTCTTTTCAGGTCATTTTATGTTTACTTTAGGAAAATTTATTGAAGAGGTACCTTATGATCCTGATTTATATTTCCATGGTGAAGAAATTACAATGGCAGTGCGTGCTTTTACTAATGGGTGGGATTTATACACACCACATAAAGTAATTTTATTTCATGAATATACACGTGAAGGTAGAATTAAACATTGGGATGAACACGATAGATGGTTTGAATTAGATAATTTATCACATGACAGGATGAGAAAAATCCTTGGGGTTGATGGTAATGTTTGCAGTCCCTGTTTAAAGAAAAGGATTGGGGTATACTATTTAGGTAATAAGAGATCTAAAGAAGATTATGAAAGATATTCGGGTGTTCATTTTTTAACTAAAGGTGTAACAGAATATACTCTTTCTCATAAACCACCCCCAAATCCCGAAATAAATTTAAAAAGGGAGTTTTTAAAACGTCAACCTTGGAAAGTTAAATTTCCTAAAGTATTTCTTGATAATCATTTGGAATTTGAATTTTGGGCCATTATATTACTAGATGCCCAAGGTTCAGAAATTCATAGACAAGATTTAGATATGGGTACTATAAAATTGATACTTGAAAAACATAACGATGAAATAGAAGTAAAGGGGTTTTATCGAGGTAGACCTTATACAAATTGGGTAGTTTGGCCTAATAATGGGGAATGGTTAAGAAAAATAGGGGGTGAAAAATGAAAATAAGTTATGCAATAACAGTTTGTAATGAATTTGTAGAGATACAAAGATTAGTTACTGTGCTATTAGAAAATAAACGCTTAGAAGATGAAATAGTTATTTTATTTGATTCTTCAAAAGAAGATCTATATATAGAAGATTATCTTAGAGCTAAATCAGTCAATGGAGCTTTCAGTTGGCACAAAGGTACATTTGAAGGTCATTTTGCAGATTGGAAAAATAAATTAACAGAGTACTGTAAAGGAGATTACATCTTTCAAATAGATGCTGATGAGTTTCCACACAAATCTCTCATTACTGCACTACCTATTATACTAGAAGGCAATCCGGATAATGAGGTTTTTTTAGTACCTAGAGTTAATACAGTAGAAGGTATTACTGAAGCTCACATAGCTAAATGGCGATGGAATGTAAATAAGGACGGGTGGGTTAACTACCCTGACTACCAGTGGCGTATATGGAAGAATAAACCAGAGATTAAATGGAAGAATAAAGTACATGAAGTATTAGAAGGCTTTAAAACTTATGCTCCTCTTCCAGGTAAAGAGGAACTATCCCTATATCACCCAAAAGATATCAAACGTCAAGAGAGACAAAATAATTATTACAACACATTATGAAAAAAGAAATACCATTATTTAAAGTTTATATGTCCCCTTTTGCTAAACAAGCAGTTAATGAAGTACTAGATAGTGGGTTTATAGGAGAGGGACCTAAAGTAAAACAATTTGAATCTAATCTAAAAAATTATTTTAGAGCAAGTAATAATTACTATGATATTGTAACAGTAAACTCAGCTACATCAGCAGAACATTTATTGTATTCTTACTTTAAGAAGGATAGAGAAATTGTTACTGAAGTGTTTGATGGGGTTGCTTTTACTACTAATAAATGGGAAGCATTACAACCCGATGATGAGGTATTAACTACTGCATTAACCTGTACTGCTACTAATTGGCCTATTATTCATGAGGGTTTAAACCTTAGATGGGTTGATGTTGACCCACTAACTTGTAATATGTCTTTAGATTCGTTAGAGCAAGAGATTAACGAGAAAACTCGTATTATTACTGTAGTGCATTGGGGTGGAAACCCAATTGATTTAGATAGATTAGAAAATATAGTTGTAAATGCTAAGAAAAAATATGGTAGAGAAATTATAGTTATCGAAGATTGTGCCCATTCCTTTGGTTCAATGTATAAAGGTAAAAGTGTAGGATTTACAGGCAATTACTCTACATTCAGTTTACAAGCAATCAAACATATTACTTCAGGTGATGGTGGGTTTATAGGAGTACCTTCTCAATCAGTTAGTAAAGATTTTAGAATTTTAAGATGGTATGGTATCGATAGAGAAGGGCCAAGAGCTGATTTTAGATGTGAAGCCGATGTGTTAGAAGCAGGGTATAAGTATCATATGAACGATTTATCAGCAGCTATCGGATTATCAAATTTAGCAGATGCAGACCATGTTATTAATACTAATAAATCAAATGGTAAATACTATGATAAAGAACTAGTTAATATTGACGGAATTACTATAATACCACAAGTAGAGGGAGCAGAATCCGCATATTGGCTATATACATTTCATGCAGAAAGAAGAGATGATTTGATGAAACATTTAGATGAACATGGTATTAAATCTTCAAGAGTGCATGAACGAAATGATAAACATACTTGTACCATCCCTTATAGAACAGAACTACCAGGAGTAGACAAAGCAGTTAAAACTATGATTAGCATCCCAGTTGGATATTGGGTTACCCCTGAGGATAGAGAGTACATTATTAAATGCATAAAAAAAGGATGGTAATAGATATAACCCCTTTATTATTTGTAACTATTAAGAAGCAATGGTTAGTCTAAGAAAAATGAATGTTAATGATCTTGAGTTTTTACTTGAGGTAAGAAATGATGAGTCAACTCGTAACAACTTAGAGAATAACTCAGTATTCAATTATTCAGAATGTAAAATGTGGTTTGAGACAATGAACCCTCAATGGTATATTATTGAAACCAATGGACATCCAGTGGGATATATTAGAACGGATGGTGATGAAGTAGGCGCAGATATTCATCCAATCCATCGTAGAAATGGATACGCTAGAATGGCGTATGAATTATATCTAAAAGATAAAGAATATGCTACTTTGTGGGTATTTGAAGATAACTTTGCCAAGACATTATATACTAAATTAAACTTTAAAGACACAGACGAAATAAAAACTGTTAGAGACAGAAAATATAGAAAAATGGTTTATCAAAAATAATTTAATGTTACAATATAGAATAACTAAAGACCGTAAAATCACAGTTAAACAAACTGATAGGATAGGATATGAAGGAAACTTTGAACACAATCCTTTTTTTGGTTTAGATAGAAGTACTAAGTTTGATTTTATATTTGCTCATACCGGTTTTTCATTAGGAGATTGGGGTATTATTTCTAGTTTACCAAAATTTTTTAAAAAAATATACCCAAATTCTTCCTTTTATTATCTCCACCCTGAAGTAAACAAAAAATTATTTGCTGATGAATTTGCCGCTGGGTGGTGGCAGGAAGTTATTTCAAATCCTTGGGATATAGGTGTATATTTAATGGGCTATAACCCGTATGTAGATGGATTTTTACCTTATGACTCAATCCCTCCTAATAAAGAATTATTTTCAGATCACCATAGAATATGGAAGTCAAAAGAACTTACCCATGAACCCCTAATTGAACAATTACTAAGGGGATTTGGAGCTACTGAAGAAGAAATTTTATCATGGGATACTCGTCCTAAGTTATATTATTCTGATGAAGTTAAGGAGAAGGGTGATGAAATTATTAATAAATACGTTGATAAAGAGTATGGGTGTTTATTAACCTCTTGCCGTTATAAACATTTAAGAAATCAATGGAAACACGATAATTATCTCCTAGAAGCATCTAAAAAATACCAAGAATACCCTGTATTTTATTACTCAAATTTTGACTATAAAAACACTCATTGGGATAATTTCTTTAAAAACCAAATTCCTTTTAAAGATTTAAATTTATCTTTATTAGAACAAATGTATATTAAACAAAAAGCAAAATTTAATGTAGGTTACCAAGCGGGAATAACCGATTCGATTATAGGTGGGGGGACTGATTCAATATGTTTAGCGGGTTATAATAAAAATGATTATTTAAATCTAGGTGTTAATATAGGTAGAAAAGTAAAGTATATTTTCCCTGATGGTTCTAATACAGTATTTTAAAAAATGACAGTAGCATTTTTCACTGAGATGAAATTTAATGGTAAAATACCTAGAACTCATACTAATATGAGAACTGAATTTGCATGGATGGTTGCCCTAAATGCTGATCATTATAACCTTACTCAAACCCCCAATAAAAAATATGATTTAGGTATAGTAATCAATTCTAAAACCTCCCCAGAACAAGTTAATGTAAAAAGGTATAAGACTAAATGTGATAAAGTAGCTATAATGCAAGAAGGTCCCTTTTGGTATTATCAAGATTATACTTTAGATAAACAAATACATTATTTTAATAATTTAACTAACGCTGACCTTATACTAGCTCATAATAATGTAGATGTTAATTACTTTAAAGGGTTAGTAGATAATAAAGAAGTTAAAGTGTTAAGGTCATTAATGATAGAAGACCCAATCTTAAATCTTACTAATACTCAAGATAGGTCCGGTGTAATGATAGGAGGTAATATGAAAAGCTGGTACGGAGGCTTTGATTCCTATATATTAGCACGTTCTATAACTTCAGAAATATATTCACCTCAAATGGGGAGACGCCAAGAAGGAGAAGAGCAACTAGGTATTAAACAACTCCCTTACATGGAATGGAATCAATGGATATCAGAATTAAGCAAACGTAAAATAGGCATTCATATGATGAGAACACATGCCGCGGGTACATTTGCTCTAAATTGTTCTTATTTAGGTATCCCATGTATTGGGTATAAAGGATTAGATACTCAAAGAATTCTCCACCCTAAATTAACTGTAGAAGATGGAGATTTAAATACGGCAAGAAAGTTAATTAATAAATTGGAAAATGATAAAGAATTTTATACATTATGTTCTGATTTGACTAAATTGTTATATCAAGAACATTATCATGAATCTAACTTTAAAATATGAAAATAAGTTTAATACAGCCTGGGAGGAATAATCTTAAGTACTTAAAATGGTCATACGATGCTACCAGAAAACATCAAGGAGATCATGAAGTAGAAATTTGTGTAGCAGACGATGCTTCAACAGACGGTACATGGGATTGGTGTTTAGAAATGATGGATAAAGACCCATTATTTAAAGCACATCGTAATGAAGGACCTAGTAGATTAGGACACACTATCTTATATGATACATTAATTAATGACGTAGCTACTAATGATATTGCTATGATTTACCATGCTGACATGTACTTATGCCCGGGAGCTTTAGACGCCATTGAACGTGAAATTGAACAAAAAACTATAGTATCATTAACCCGAATTGAACCCCCTCTCCACCCAGATGGACCCGAAAAGATATTATGGAATGGAGGGGTTGAACCTGAAGAATTTAAAGAAAAAGAATTATTAGATCAAATCCCTAATTTCCAATCCCCCTCTAAAATTACTGAAGGTATATTTGCTCCATGGGCTTTCTATAGAAAAGACTTTCAAGAGATAGGAGGACATGATCCATTATATGCCCCCCAATCAAAAGAAGATTCAGATATCTTCAACCGCTTTCAATTAAATGGTATTAAATTTAAACAGGTATGGGATGGTTTTGTATATCATATGACATGCCGAGGAAGTAGACGTAATACAAATGATAAAGCAGTAAACATATACCAAGATAGCCCAGAATGGTTAGCTCAAAATCAAAGATCCACTCGTAACTTTATTCGCAAGTGGGGACACTTTGTTATGCATGATGCCTTGATGAAACCTATTGTACCTCCTAAATATAACATAGGTATAATATTAGTAAATAGCAATGAACAGTTATTAAAAATACTTGAGCCTTGGGGTGATTGGATTAAAGTAGATATTAATTTTGATAGTTATATTAAGGAAGAACAAGTTAATACTTCTTATGATTTAACTAAAAGAATACTAAATAAATCATCCGAAATCAGCTCAGATATTTTTATTACTATAAATGGAGAAAATTTTAATAAAACCGATTATCAATATCTTCAACAAATATCTTCCATTATACAAGATAGTGGTGAAGAAAATTCTGTATACCAATTAGGTAATATTACAGTTAAAATAAATAATAAAACAGAATATACTAAACAATTAGTTAACTTATGATAGGGATAATTGGACAAGGGTTTGTTGGTAATGCAGTATATCAAAAGTTTAAAAAGTTTTATGACGTATTGACATTTGATATTGATGAAAGTAAATCCAACAGTACTTTCTTCGACGTAGCTAACTGCAAAATTGTTTTTGTCTGTCTTCCTACACCTATGAACAGAGATGGTAGTTGTAATACTTCTCTAATAGAAAAAACCATAAGTGAACTTACCGAATACGTCTCAGTAGAAACTATAATTATTAAGTCTACAGTTAGCCCCGGTACTACCGAAAGGATTAACTCTGACTACCCAAATGTAGATATAATTTTTAATCCTGAGTTTTTAACTGAAAGAAATGCTGTAGAAGATTTTAATAATCAGACTAGAATTATTCTAGGAGGTCCTAGACCAGCAACTACTTTGCTTAAACAAATTTACTCAAAAGTATTTCCTAAAGCTCATATAATCAAGACAGGTTCTACTCATGCTGAAATGGTAAAATACATGACCAATACCTTTCTAGCTACTAAGGTTTCGTTTGCTAACGAGATGTTCCAAATATGTCAGGCATTAGGTTTAGATTACGATAAGGTTGTTGAGTACTCAACACTAGATAATAGATTAGGTAATTCTCATTGGTCAGTCCCAGGACCGGATGGTGATTTTGGTTTCGGTGGTCATTGTTTTCCTAAAGACCTTGCAGCTTTAATTAATATAGCTAATAATTTAGATATTCCATGTAAGGTACTAGATGCAACTAAAGATACTAATGATTTAGTTCGTAAGGATAGAGATTGGGAACAAATGAAAGGAAGGGCAATAGTTTGAAAATATTAATCACAGGAGGAGCTGGTTTTATTGGAACTAACCTTTGCAAACGTTTAGTAGCAGAAGGTCATCAAGTATCATCATTAGATAACTATGATTCAGGGTTAGAATCCAATCATATTAATAATGTTATTTATAAGAATGCAGACATTATGACACTTACATCAGGTCAGAAATATGATAAAATATTTCATCTAGCTGCGTTATCTCGTATACAACCGTCATTTAACAACCCATCAGAGACTTATCGAGTAAATGCTCTTGGTACCCAACATGTATGTGAAATAGCAAGGTTGACTGGTGCTAAAGTTATCTATGCAGGTTCATCATCAAGATGGCATGATCCATATCAATCACCATACGCTGCTTGTAAATATATGGGGGAAGAAGTATGTAAAATGTACAAGAAGACATACGGAATGGATATTGAAATTGCTAGATTTTATAATGTTTACGGCCCAAATGAAATTATTGAAGGAGATTATGCAGCCGTAATCGGTATTTGGAGAAGACAAGTTAAAGATGGTAAAAAAATTACTATAATTGGTGATGGAGAACAACGAAGAGATTTTACTCATGTAGATGATATTGTAGAAGCATTATTTAGGATAGGATTTAAAACAAAAATTCATAAAGATGCTTGGGAACTTGGAACTGGAGTAAATTATTCAATTAATGAAGTATACAACATGTTTAAAGACCGGTATATTAATATAACATGCAAGTATTTACCAAATCAAAACGGTAACTACAGAGTTACTCTACAAGAAAACAAAGATGCTCAAAATAGATTAGGTTGGAAACCTAAAGATAGATTAAAGGAATATATAAATTCCCTTGTCTAAACAACCCCCCTTTAGTATATTTATGGGTCCTGTTGATATGTATGTAAATATATATATAATAACAGTACAAACATAATAACTTATATACAAATGGATATACAAATGATACCTTGCCCCAAATGTGGAAACAACTTCCCAGAGCTAAGACTTACTCAATATGGGTATAATTTTTGTGTTGAATGTTCTACTGTAGGAGCAAAACGTGGAGTACCAGTTCAAATGGGACAAGGTGACCATACATGGACTGAAACTATAATTATGGATGAAGATGTTTATAAAAAATATGCTGAAGAAACATCAAAACAAAAACCAGAACCCAAGTTAGAAGACGATCATCCCGATTTAAAAGGCCGTAATGTTCAGGGTCCTTTTAAAATTATTAATAAATAAAATAAGTTTTGCCAAAACCAAAACCATTATCTAAGGCACAAATAGAAGCAGCTCAAAGTCAAACGTTATCCAATATGGCTGCCGCAAGGTATTTACATGTCTCTTATCAACATTACAAGAGATATGCTAAAATGTATGGTATTTTTGAAAGTCATAAAAACCAAAGTGGTAAGGGTGTTCCAAAATTCCTCAAAGGTAGCGGTAAAGAACCGGCTCTGTTAGATATTATTGAAGGCAGAGCATCCGCGGCTCATTTTAAACCTGCAAAAATAAAGTATCGTTTAATAGAGAGTGGATATTTATTAGAGCAATGTTCAATGTGTGGGTTTAATGAACGCCGCGTTTTAGACTATAAAATGCCCTTGTTATTGCATTTCAAGGATGGTAATAAATCAAACTACCTACTTGATAATATAGAGTTACTGTGTTACAATCATTATTTCTTGACTGTAGGAGATATTTTTAACGAAAAAGATGTTAAACAAATCGAATCACATCAAGAACATTTTGGCACTAGTGAAAAAATTGAATGGGAAGTAGATGATTACCATCTACAACGTTTAAAAGAATTAGGACTAGATGATGATAAGGATGATGCTAACCAGTATATCTCTAGAATATAAATGAAACGTAGCAAAAAACATACTCGAATCGTAACTGACTACGATAGAATCAAATCTAAACACTTAGATGGGCTTGCTTCTAAGATATTAGATAATGATGAAAAAGCTCAAAATCTTAAATCAAAACCTATTAAAGGTAATTTTCTTAAAAATTTTTAATTATGAAAAACTTAATTTTAACTATTGTTGTGTCTTTAGCTTCCACTTTTGTTATGGCATTTACAATAGCGACAAGAATGAAAGTTGATATAATAGAGATAGAACCTCCCAGGCCCTTGGCCTTAGAAGTTATAACCCCAAAAGTAGAAGCTCCAAAAGTAGAGCTAATTGTTAAAAATCACGACAAATTTTTAGAAGACTTAGGATTTAGAGAGTCTTCCGGAAACTATAAAGCAGTTAATAAATATGGTTACTTGGGCAAATACCAGTTTGGTAGAAAAACCCTAAATGCTATTGATATGAAACATATTAGTAATCGTCAATTTTTATCTTCTCCTGAATTACAAGAAGAAGCTATGCAACGTTTAATGCTTGCTAATTATAAATCACTTAAACGTTATATTAAAAAATATAATGGAACAATAGTTCACGGTATTTTAATTACTAAATCTGGTGTATTAGCAGCAGCCCATTTAGGTGGGGCTGGTAATGTAAAGAAATGGTTTAGACGTGGGATTGAATTTAAAGATGGTAATGGTACTAAAATAACTTCTTATATGAAACAATTTGGAGGTTATAATTTAGATATTTAAATTTAATATTTATAATCAAAAAAGATTATGGCAAAAGGTATTAACCTAGGTTCTTATATAGAAAAACCTAGAAAAAAACGCCCAGGTATACATTCTAAAAGCAAAACATCTAAATTAAAAAATAGCAAAAATTATGCTAAATCTTATAGAGGTCAAGGAAAATGATATGGTAGGAACACCTGTACAATTATTTAATAATTTAAGCAATATTGATTTAATTGCTATTGCTGAAGCAGGTGAATTGGAAAACTTTTGCTATGCTTTATCTCTAGATTTACACTCAGGTAAAAATGAAAAAGGTACAACTTACGAGGCATGAATGGCAGGAAGCGATGAAGGTACCTTTACCACATCGTAATAAAAAGAAATATTTTCGCAAGGAAAAGCATAAGAAAAGTGGCGATCAATTTGATCGTCATTGTTATTTCTTAATATAAATAGTTAAGTATGTATATATCTCCTAATTTAAAACATTTCCAATTTGGTATTGCTTCTAATAATGACAATATAGATGATGGTGGATGGGCTAAAACCTTTATTGATTATAGTAATTCCAGTGGTTTTACTCAATATCTAGAAACAGAAGGAATCAAATGTTGTTGTTTAGATTTAAATAGTTTTGTGATCTGGGTGCATTACCAATTTCGTTTACCAGTAGAAGAAAACTTCAAAAAATTATTTCAAAAAAATTTTAAAGATGATAATCCTTTAGATTATAAGTTTATTATATCTCATCTTGGAGAAGGTTTATCATTTCTCCCTACGTTAAGAGCTTCTCAATTACTAACTTTGTGTGGTTTTCCTAAATCAAACATTTATCATATGTTAAGTTGTAAGGAAGAAAATTATTCAAATATTAAATGTATTTCTTTTTGGGAATATTTTCTTCGCCCTCCTTTTACTACAAAAACAAGTAAACTTAATCCTATAGGGTTATGTAAAGATAAATTTGAAAACTTAGTGCCCAATAAACATTTTATATGTTTAATGAGAAGATTAAAGCTAGATAGGTTAAATGTTTATAATGAAATAAAAAAATATAATTGGGCCCAATTGGATACTAATATAGATTTATCTTTAGGTACTTTTTATCATGAGGGAATGAATAAAACACCAGAGGATATTTTAGGAAATCAGCTAGTTTTATTTAGAGATAATCTACAAAATAAACTTCCAATTATTTGGGATAAACCTAATGTTGATGATATTGAACAACATGAGTTAATTCCACAAAAACCTTTTAATCAAATGGTTAATGTTGTAGTTGAAACTTTTATATCTATAAATAGTTTTTATTATGGTAATGGGTTTATAACTGAGAAAAGTTTAAAACCTTTTGCTTTATATCAATTACCTTTATTTATAGGACAAAAAGGGTTAGTTGCTAATATTCGAGATCTAGGGTTTGATGTATTTGATGATATATTTGATAACCATTCTTATGATAATATAGAAAACCCTTATGTTAGAACAGCAGAAGTAGTTAAATTAATGGATAAGTTTTATAATCAATATCCTCATAATAAACTAGGTGAATTAAAACAATCAT